CCAGAGGGCAAAACCACCCAAAGAAATCAAGTTAATCAGCATCAAAACGCCCAAAATGAGGGTATCCGGCAATAGCATGTATGTGTACCGGGCGCGTTCCGCCCATATACATACCGTTGAGGGGCGATTTCAGTCAAAACACTAGGTAATCTTGATACCCGGTGGCTAACGTGGACTGGAACAGGTGTGATGGGGTGGCGGTGTGGCGAGGGGGCGAAGCCCCCGAAGCCACGGCAACCTTCTGCTGAGTATTATTAAATAACTCTTAAATACTGATAGCCTGTCTCAGCAATTGGAGGGCAGACGGGCGGTACATCCCACACCACTTATCCGGCTGTCCTCCACAGGTGATAAAGATGAATATGAATGGAAGTGTAAATGAACGGTTTTGGAATATGGATAATAGATTCTGGATTATTGACGATCCAGACTTTAGCCCTAATGTCGGTAGCATCGTCATCGGCTTCATGGCTAAAGAAGAACTCTGCTGTGATGATGCGAGGCTTGGTTTGGATCATCCTTCAAGAGAAGTCGACCATGAAGAACTAGTAGAGATTCTAGGGACTCATGGTTCGGCTCTGCTTTGGGACCTTCACACTCGGGCTTCTGTGCTCATGACGAGGAAGAGTGATTGAATGAAGGAAGTAGACGACACCCCACTGAAGTTTCATGCCTCCAACCTGATCCAATGCCCCTGCTGCAAGCACATGATTACCGTTACATTGTCGGAGGTGGAGTGATGACTGGAATACATGAAGATAATCCCGCATGGGATAAACTAATTTACGTTCTCAAGGAGATTTCGCGGCGTCTTGAAATCATAGGAGATAGAATGTAATGCCCGGAATTTCTGCCAACCTGACTCCAGAGGCATACGCGATCTGGGAGACCATACCCAAGAAGGAGAGAGGGAACCCCAACCGGCCCGGGCGTTCTGCCATTATGTCTGAAGCCATCATCGAAAATCGGTCTTTGCGAAAAGAACGGGATCAACTACTCAAGGAGAAGTTCGCCCTTGAGGATAGGCTGGAACTTATGACCCTATCAAGAGACAAACTCCAAGAGATCGTGCTAGAACGCAGTTCGTGATTTCTTTATATGTGGGACGGGCCAGTTTAGGTCAAAATGACCCAAATAGGTGGGGGTAGAGAGGGACGTTTAGTCAACTACGTCCCAATCTGCACCAAACAGCAAATCGGCTATCCTCTTTCCCCATGCAGGTCCTAGGGGGCCCCCTAATGGCAGACTAATTACCCCTGACACTATCGCCGCTTCTCTCTGAGTCAGAAACTCATCAACCAATCCAGCAACAGAGAGGTCCTCACTAGCAAGGAATGTGAATCCAAGCAACCCGGCTAGGGCGGTAAGAATAGCCATCATGGCGGTATTATCAGAGAGAAGCGCAACCCCCGGCTTCACGACGGCATCACCCACCGCTTTGATTTGATAGGCCGTGATTGCATCTCCTACCAACTGTCGCTCTTTGTCCTGCAATCGAATGACATACTCGATTGTCTCTTTCGGTTTGTTCTTTGAGATTCAAAGCACCCCCACGATTGAATCCCAGAGGGTCTGTCCGAGCCCCATCCCGAGAATCCAACCGAGCAGGAATGCCATACCATTTTTCTGGAATATGTCGCGAGCCTTCTCGCTGAGGTCGCTCATTCTGGAGCCTCCGGCCAGTGGTCCGCGGCATCGTTAGCGGTGTCGTGGTCTTGAGGTAGATCGCGGAGAGCCTGCCGGTAGTCCTTCCAAGCTTGACTCATGGTGCGATCCTTGACGGCTCTCCAATCAGTAGCGTCTAAGGCTGCGTTCCGCTTATGTCGCACCCATTCCCATGAAACATCTTCTTGAATCGTTTCAATGATTGAACCGTCAGCCCTGCATTTTGTTACCGTTCTCAATTCGTGCCCCTCCAGAATAACTTAGGTATGGAAAACACCACAGTAGACGCAGCCCATGTATCGCTGTCGGAATAGGATGCAGGCAGAGTAAAGTCGGTTTCACCAGCCGCCTGTAATCCGCCATAATTTGGGTTCCCCCAATAGATATCCCAACCGAAGGCACGATTCACAGTGGGATAAGTGGCAAAGCTTTGGTCTCCTACGATGGCGATGCTGTACCACGTATTAGCCTCTAGAGTGACTGTTGAAGCTGGACTGACCTCGGTACGAGTTGCTGTATCTGCTGCGAAGGACACTTCTGAGTTAGCCACCTTATTCATCGGCCTCCCAATATCCCATCCCGTATCATCCGCAGTTGATAATGTGTAAATCGCCAGCGATGCAGTCGTTGAGGCTGTTGCCGCTGAACCAGTGAAAAAGATTGCATATTCTTCAACCTCAGTGTACGAACCAGAATAGAAGGGGTAATGCGTCGGTTTGTCGAAGTCAGAGCTAAGGGTTCCAGTAAATCCGTAACTGTCGATAATCGGTAGAGTCGGTATGAATGCTTCTTCAGCCGCTGCACCGTCTGGGGGACTAAAGGGAGGGAAAACTACAGCAGACGATCCGCCAGTAGAGAGTAGCCCTTCCCATTCCCCCTTGACAGCTAGTCGTGCCAGATTAACGAGCACCAGACGTCGCAGCTCGTCCTCGTTGAGCTCCTCGATGTTGATCGGCTGGCCTATGGATTGCATCGTAGCGAATGCCATGTTCTCTAGATCGGTATTCTGGGAGAGCGTGTAGACCCTAGGGGACTTCTTGTCTGCGTCTGGTAGTGGCATACTATCACCCGAGGAGTCCATCCCATTCTTGCTTGACCGTGAGGCGTGCCAAGTTCACTAAGACGAGGCGACGAAGTTCATCCTCGTTGAGCGACTCGATACTGATCGGGTTGCCAACGCTCGCGATGTCGGACTGGGCCAGAGAGTTAGGGGCCTCAGCACTGAGAGTCTTGGTCTTGAGTAACTTATACACGCGCGGAGACTGTGCTGGTGCGTCTGGGAGTGGCATTACGACTTCAACCCCATCATTAGTATAACGAACCCCCAGAAGTTATTGGGGATCTGTACGGCTCCACGGGGGTCAAATGGACCTGTGCCGTACCCGAGCGGGGTGATTTGGGCGGCTGTTGCTTCCTTCTCTGCCTTGGCTGCTGCCGCCGCCGCTTGATTCGCTGCCTGTTGTGCTAATGCGGCTTGCACTTGTGGAGTCATAGCACTGCCTGCGGTACTGCCTGTACCGGGTAACATAGCACTTCCGACTTGTACCAATGCCGACACCTCATCTGCATTGTTTGGATCGCATTTTGACGATTCTCTCGATGGCGTCAAGGTCTTTGGTTGAGATGAAGTCCCGCAGGTACAGCTTCTTTGCTTTGCTCAGAATCTCCGCCATTCTTCGGCGGCCTTGAGCCTTGGTCATCTTCGGCATTCAATCACCCTCATGCGTTTGTCAGGAATTGAGCCTTGTAGTTCAGAGCTACAGGTGTTGAAGCAAAGGAGAACAACGGTTGCTGAACAATCGGGTTCGTTGCGCTGCAAGAGCCTACGACGTTACCGAGTGCGTCGACAACATAGAAGCCCTGCGTCTCAATCTTGCTGCCGTCAACGGAACTTCCAAACCATTTCACGATTCGCTGCCCTTGAAGTGTATCTCCAATGGAGTTCGACGTTTGTAGATCTACAAGTTCATTCGTTGCTCCGCCAGTGGGTGTAACATGGAAGATTCTGGAAATTCCGCTGGCAGTGTAGCAAGCCATTGCTGCCTCGCGGTCTGCGGCGGTGTTGTTCATGCAGCGGACCTTATCTCCGGCCTTCAGAGTGTAAGGTTGGCAGAGCGCAGGTGATCCATCCGAGACAGCGCCCTTGACGCTCCACGGAATGATTGCAGCCACAAGGCCCTGCGATAGAATGTAGCAGTACCCAACGCCGTTGTCGCAACTCACTAGACCTGACACGACGGTCTTTCCGGGTGCGTAGTCTCCGACGTTCTGGGCTGACACGGTGTAGACGGTATCAGTTTTCAAATCTGATTCTGTTCCCTCGGCCAATTCTTCCTTCAGTGGAATGTTTGTGCCGTCCGAGCAGACTAGAACTCCGTTGACTGTGTTGGTTGCCATAGAATCACAGCCTCACTCCGATGCCAAGAGGCTTCATCAGGTTGCGGTTCACGTTGCTGATGGGCTTGCGTAGGAGTTTCTTGGCGAATTTGAAGGTCAGACCGATGCCTATTGCCTGCACAGCCATTGCTTGGTAGTTCGCAGTGAAGTTTGCCTGCATCGCATCGAAGGACGATCCGGGTTCACTGATGATTGACTGAAGTGTCAGGCCACCGTTGGTGGTGGTCATGGCGGTTGACCCTACTCCAGCATCACCAAATCCGAGTAATCCAACCGGGGAATTTCCAAACACACCGCCGGTAATCGTGGTAGCGTATGCGTAACTTTCAGCGAGATTGATGAGGCTCATTGTCTTGGGGCTTCTTCGAGGTCGTGCTTTCTTTCTGCGTGCCATGTCGCGTATTAGGCGCGAACTCGCTAATATAACTTCACTCGATATCGGTCGCGCTGGTGAATTGTCCATCGGGACCGCGATTGGTAATGTTCGCGTCGATTGTATTCATCTTTTGGTGCGCCATTCCTTGAATTAGTTGAGCAATAGCGCCTTGGATTGGGTTCGGCGGCTCAAATTCTGCTAGTCCACCGCTCATTAGCTTGTCGACGAGTGCTTGGATCGCTAATGCGAGCTTCTCGTCAATGTCCATGAGGGCCTGTTCGATGTAAATTCTGATCCAGAGGGCAAAACCACCCAAAGAAATCAAGTTAATCAGCATCAAAACGCCCAAAATGAGGGTATCCGGCAATAGCATGTATGTGTACCGGGCGCGTTCCGCCCATATACATACCGTTG